TAGCAGTGATCGTAGTACCCTGCAGACCTGCAACTGCATTTGTGACAATCATACCAACACTGAGTTGGTTAAGTACTGAAGTAGGAACACCACTAATAATGGCAGATGCATTGACTGTGGTGCCCATGATAGTTTGGGCAGGAGTACCATTCACAATCGTAACCAAGAATTCTTTCGAACTCGAAGCATTGATAGCGCCACGATTAACAGTAACACCAGTGTTGGCAGTTGCTTGAACAGTGATTGCATTAGCAGTAGTACAGATCCAACGAGCCCGGAAAGTAAGCCCATTTGAAAGTACACTATTGGCCATACCAGAAAGTAGTGCAGAAATCAAATTAGCCGCAGTGTCGAGGGTATCAGTTGCAGCAGCTGTAGGTGCACGAAGCATATTACCAACTAGCAACATTGCACCAGTGATAGTTAGAGCATTAGAAGTATTCGAAGCCAGAATCTGCTCACCGCCACCAAGCAAATCACCAACTTGCAATTGACGGGGCAAACCTGAATCATACCCAACAGGTTTAATGATCGACATGAGAATTCCTATGAGAAAAGGTTAGAAAGAATTATCCGAGGAAAGATGACCAATCTTCTTCAACTCGTCTCTGTCCATGAGGGCCAGAAGGAGCCGCAGCTTTGGGAGCGAATGAGAGCCCAACCTGCGCAAAGTAGTCAATAATTTGTTGATTGAGTTCTGCAGTAGATGCGTTAGGATTCTTTTGCAGAAGTTGATGTTGAAGTGCTCCAACAAGTGGTTGTACTGCGGGGTGCTTGAGCATTTCATTTTCAGCCTGCAAACTCTCAGTTGATGAAAGTCGCTTCAGCATTCCTGGAATACGTGCATCATAAGTTTCCTGTGCGCGCCCCAGAGCTTGTTCTACAATCTTAGTGGTTGCCAATGCAGACTGTGCGTATACATTTTGAGCAACCAAATTCATAGACTCTTGAAATGCTTTAACTGCGGCCTCTCCACCGCCTGCGATTGCAGTTAGATTTTCAGGAGTGACTGCAGATGTAAAGTTAACCTTACGAGCAGATTCTTGCAGCTTTGCAGGATCTACATTTGCAAACATTCCAGCAATTGTGGGGTCAGCAGCATTAGGATTAGTTTGCCAAATATCACTGAATGCAGCGAGTGGGGATGCATCACTATTACCAGGATTACCTCCTGCATTAGGATTAGTTAGTTGAGCAGGAACTACACCATTTGGCGCAGTACCAGGAGTACCTTGAGTTCCAGGAAGTGGTTGTCCAGGATTTGCAACTCCAGTAGGTTGTTGTGGAACTGTAGAAGCAGGAGTACCTTGGAACAAAGACATAATGTTAGGGAAGGCCATGATTGTTTTCCTAGAGGATTAAATATTACGAATTGCCAGCATTCTTGAGAACTTCAAGTTCTAGCTGAGCTTCTTCAGATTTAGAAAGAAGAAGTTGAAACACTGAAAGTTGACCCTTAAGATAAGAGTCGTCCTGCACAAAAGCTTGAGGATTTTGAGGATCAAACTTAAGAGCAAGAATATTTTCAGCTACCTGAGCACTCTCATTCTGAATTACCTGCACTTGGTAAGGGTTTAATACTGAACCAAGTAGAGTTTCCTGTTTAGTGAGACTATAGGAAGTGAAAGAATTTGGGACTGAGACAGCCATTATTTAGCTCCAGATTGCGCAGAATTTGCTTGAGTTACATTAGTTGCTCCTTGTTGTTGACCTTGTTGATTAGCTGGGGCACCTGGAGTATATCCAAACTGTTGAGGATTAGGTTGAGCAGGCAACAATTCCTTTACCATGTTTTTCAAATCCTCCAGTGTAATTCCTTCGATTTTCATAGTAGCAGTCTTTGCGAGTTCAGCAACTTGCGCAGCAGCATTCTGCCATTGGGACATTGCTTGCTCATAGGCCATCTGTTGAGGAGATTTCTCAAATGGTTCCAGGTTAACATTCCTAGTCTTCATCAGATAAGAAAATGCAGGAGCAAGATTATAACCTGCACCAATTGCAGGAGATGATCCCATAGTTTGAAGTGCTACAGTAAAATCATCCCCTGAAATTGCCTTATCTGTAGGAGTAAGACCGTCAGTAAGTTTGAAGGTACTAAAAGATTTACGAAGTTGAACTGGGTCAATTTTTACAACTTGCTGACGTGAGGGAGAAAAGATCTCAGTTCCTGCCTGGTATTGCAGAGTATTGATCTTTATAATCTCCTTCATAGGAGTGAAGAACTGAGCTTCTAGAAGCATTGAACAAATTTGGTCACGTCCATTTGCATTAGCCATGACAGACTCATATTCATGCTGAGTCTTATTACCCTTTACAAACTGACCCTGTTTGGCTTGATTCTGTCCATTGACAGTATTAGCCATCTGAAGCATTTGAGGGAGTTCTTGGAAAGCTATTGCAGATTGATCATCCCGATAAGGAATTGGAAAATAAGCCTCTTGTGGAGCTTTATTGTATCCAGCTGGCCGCATGGGAATCTTTGCAGTCGGTGAATCATTATTGATATGGGCTGCAGAAACTAATTGTGGGTTATAAATGCCACGATCGGAAATAGCCCGGCGACGAGCAGCCATAGCACTATTAACAAGAGCGGAAGCAATCTCTTGAAAAGGCTGTGCGTTTTTAGAAAGAGATTTCGTTTGATACCCAAGTCCATCTTCGTTAGGCTGGATGAAAAGTGTGGGAAGGAAGGCATGTGCATTTGTTTGCCTTTCAGCATAGATTAGGACTTGATGATTAACAATAATAAATTTCCACACTTGTGGAGTATTAGCACTAGGAACGCGGAGACGGAAATCCTGCGGAATAATTCGAGCATAAAGGGTTGTAACCTCATAAAGGTTTTTGTAAATTATTTCCCCCGGCGGCCTTTCCAGCAAACCTGCCCAACTCATCCAATCTGTTGATCTCTTGGGATCAATTTGCATTAGAGCATCAGGATTAATTTGTGGAATATAATAAGATTCAATACCACCAACTCCGCCCGCAGCATTTGCTCCCATGCCGGATTCAAAGGCAGCTTTGATATTTGGTACCATCTTATCTGGGAGTTCATTAATGAACTTCTTCAAATGGATACGGGACATTAATTCTGTATGACCACAGAACTCACCATCCTTATAAATATCTGTAGGCTTATAACGACAGTCCCAGAATGAATTATAAGGGTCCCAGCGTTTGACTCGATTGCCCTGCCAGATTACTTCTTTTGGGCGTCCATCTTTTCCAAATGAAGGATCAGTTTCAATTGCTGCAGTGACACAGCGTTCCCAAGTAGTTTCTGCAATACCCAGATTGTATTTGAATCCGTCCCGGAAAACCATTAGGAGTTGCTGAATCCATCCACCTCGTGTGGAGTTATCTTCAATGACAGTTTGATATTGGATCGCAGCAGATTCAGATTCTGGGGGCGCCACCCAACCAAAGATTGGAGTTCCGGTTAGAAACACAGATGCTTGGTAAGTGACAGCTGATTCTACTTGAGGCATCACAACTGGCACAACTACATTTTGAAACTTAGTGGAATCTCCATAACGATTTGAAAGTTTCGCACGTGAATGTTCCACAGTACCATCAGTTTCTCGCATGTATGCAAGATCTGCTTGACGCATTTGTTCACGAATGTTCCATTGCTGATTTAGCATAGAATAACATTGTTTATGGAATTGAACAATTGCTTCCTGAGATTTATCAGGGATGATCAGGGGAGTTGCAGCGGCCATAAGATTTTAATGTGGGTTGATTAGAATGCAGAATTCTCAAGAGTATCATACACTCGATTAGTGCCAGCCTCTTGATCTTCAATGATAGTTCCTCCAAGAATCAGAGGGCCGTAAAGTTCCACAACTTTCGGAGCATATGTTACACAATCTAGCAGACCATCAGTATTATTAGTTTTCATTGGATTAAACTGAGTAATCTGAGAGTTGACCTGAGCTTGACATTCTGGATGAATCAGGATTTCTCCTGCCAGAAGTGATTTGAACATTCCAAGGATGCGAGAATTTTTGGAATATCTGCCAGAATAGATTTCCACTGCCTCGATACCAATAATTCCCTGCTGTGCACAAATAAATTCGAACCAATACTTTAGGGAATATTGATAAGCATTCGACTCAATTGCAATGATTCGGCAGTTCTTGACTAGTGCTATCTTAAGACTTTCCATAATTGTGTCACCTGGGGATAGCTTACCTTCTTTGATAATCTTAAGCACTGGTACAGATTGATGGAGCTCAAAGTAAGTTATGGATACAGCATCAGCATTTTCTTTATCAGTTGCAGGATCGATGATGATATAATTACCTTGATGGAGTTCATCTTCTGGAATAGAATAGACTGGAAGTTTAGATAGATCAACAAGATTATTTACTGAGGCGGTTTCATCATTCAAAACTTCTGCAAAGAAAATCTCTGGCCGCCCCATTGATAAGTCATTTTCATACTCTTTAATTAATTGAGCTTTAGGTTGGAGTTCTTCCCAGAGAGATTCACCATTAGAAAGAATACCACCTACAATAAACTTAAACCATGCAGGATTATGCTTGAGTCGTTTGAGAATTGACCATTTTGTAGGATACATATTTCCTACAAAAATGAATAAACAGCCATGAGGACTCTTTGCCTTCATAGCTGTACCAATCATATCTGTCTCGATTTGTTTCGAGATCACCTCAGATTCTGCGTCTTGGCGAGATTGAATGTCATCAAATAACATCACATCTGGCCGCTGATGTTTAATATTCAAACCTCGAACAGATTCTACAGTACCTGCAGCTAGAATGATATTTCTACCACGAAACCCGAATTTCTTTAGAACCTGTTGGTCAGTTTCAACTCCAAGACTCCAATCTCCAAAGACCTTTTTTACATTTGGCTCATTGAGGAAGTCTATTACGTCAGCTAGAATTGCGACAGCTTTAGGAACCGAGTTTGCGCATACTAGAATGAACTGACGTTTAGTGAAGAGGATTACATAGAGAAGGAAAATTTTAACAAAGGTGGTCTTTGCAAAACCTCGTGGGAGTCCCAGAGCAAGTTGGGAAAAATCACGCTGTTTATGAATATATGAAACTAACCATTCCCAAGCAGCTTTGAAAAGCGGAGGGAACATGTAACGAAAAACTGTTGGCATTGCGAGAGCTGCAAGGAAATCTAGTGAATTCTTTGCGAGCTCTTCTACTTGCTTTGGATCATAAGATTCTTCACGTGTAGTTTCTACTTCTACCTGAGGAGATTCTGGTGAAGTGAGTTCTAAGCGTGAGTTCCAGTCTTTTGGTGCACTCATTTAGCTACTCTGCGAGCAAGCAATAGTTGAATCTTAAGGAGCTGCTGACGTGCTGCCTCTTTATTTCTAGCCTCAAGAGCTAAGTTATTAAAAAGAGTTTGCACAGCAGCTTTTTCTGCATTAGTTGGGGGGCGCGACATTTTGATTTCTTTCAATAAGTGTGGGAGATTTGGAGTTTCTAGTTCCCTCAAGTAATGAATTCATTCTTCCAGATTGGATTGTAACAAGATCTTGTTCTCCTGCACGCACCACTTGATTATGGATATTCGTTTGGATATTTTGAGTGAATGAGTTGATAATTTGTGTGGGAAGTACGAGCTGCACGATAGTCTGCTTATTAATTATTGAATCAGGTGTAGAAGATCCACGACGCTTCGCTGCATTGATAATTTGAATTGCTTTCAGAACTTCTCCAGGTTTCATCATATATGGAATTAGATCCTTCAGTTTCTCCTGAAGTTGTGTTTCCATTAAATCATATGCAGAGTCTCGTTCATTATGTTTAGCTAATGCAGAGAAGCGAAGTTCTGAAACTTTTGCGGAGAACTCAGGATCACTGAGAAGTTGAGAGATTCTGGAAACTGATACACCTACAGCAGATGCAACCATTTCTGGGCCAATTCCTTGACCTAGCAAAGTGAGTGCGCGATCTTCAGTGCTGGTAGTAGTAGAGGTTGCCATGATATAAAGGTGTGAATGTGAGGGATTAGTGAGATGATAACGTGGGATGGATGATTGAGGTGCTGGGGATTGAAGGAAGGTGTAGAAAGATTTCTAAAAAATTTTTTAGAAAATTATTATGGAAACTAAGAGAGGATAGGATAGGAGAGGATAGGAATTGTTAAAAAATTTAGGAATATTTGGGGGATTCTTTAGGATAGAAGCCTGCAAATCAATCAAAAAAGGTCTCTACCCCTGGGGTCAATTTCACATTATGAGATTGGATTTCATATTGTGGATGAGAATGATGGGGAGAATGAGAATGATTCGCGTTTAGATTGAGGGTTGGATTGATGGTTGGATGATGGTTGGATGAATCCAGCTAGCTCATGACTGTTGCCAGATTGTAAAGTTTTGTAAAGCGGGTCAGATGGGCCGATTTTGTGGCGAAAACATGGTTATACTAGAGACAATGCGAAGGCAGATGTAGGTAGAGATTGATTGTGGAATGTTCCACGGATTCTAGTAAGGAGATTGATATGAATGGCTCGGGGTCTATCAGGTTTTCAGAATTGTTTGCTGACACTGTGATGACTCATGGTGTGGTGTGGTCGCAGAATTACTACACC